TGCTGACCAGTATGAGCGTGAGTTAATCGCTGCAAACGTAGCCTTTACGACTGAAAGACTTGAAAACGGAATGACAGTTTTAAAGAATGGCGGTATTGAAGTAATAAGCTTCAATCTTTGGGATAGAATTATACGTTCTTACTATTCAAATGGAACTAAATATTATTTACCTCACAGAGCTATTTTGTTGACGCCTGACAATATCCAAATAGGGACAGAGGAAAGTTCTTCAATGAGTGGATTCGATGTTATTTTTGATAGAACAACGAAGAAAAATCATATTGACTTTGCGTTCAATATTGATGCGAAAGTTATTATAGATCACGAAATTCAAGCGGCTTATTAAATTTAAAAGGCGGGCTTTAAAACCCGCTTTTTTTTAACCTTTTTAAAAAATAGAAACAATGAAAAAAATAATTTCTTTTTTACTTTCGCTTACAATGCTTTTAAGTTTGTCCGCGATTATTTCAACAACGGGGCTCGAGCCTAGCTTATCGGTAGGGGTTGCGCTTTGTGTAACTGTTATTCATTCTTTTGTTGCTCCAATGTTTAGCGGGCTTTCTTTAGTTACGGTTTGCGGTGAAATTTCAGCAAGCATTTTAAAAAGCTGTGACACTCCAATACAAGGAGGTACGCGTGACCGTGCAATTATTATGAATTTCGATGACATTTTAAGTTATTCATATGCTGCAGACGGTGAAACAATCACGGACGTAGTTTTGGCTTCGGGTGCGGTTGCTTATCAAATCGACGGTAAAAACAACTCAATAGCTCCAAAGGCTTCTTTAATTAAAGTAGGGTTTAATAAAATGTTTGACCATACGGTTATGGCTAAAGGCTTTGATATTTCGCCAGCGATTAAGTCGCAATTAAACTCAATGAAAGACGGTCGTTTCGTTATTATTACTGAAAACTATTTTAAAGGAACGTCGGGAAATTCAGCTTTTGAAGTTTACGGCGCAACGTCAGGGCTTGAGCTTACAGTAATTGAGCGCGACCCAAACAATGCAGACACTCAAGGGGCTTTTGATTTCACATTCTTTACGGATGTAAACAAAGAGCCACGTTTACCAAATGCTTTGTTTATTACAAGCTACGCGGCTTCAAAAGCAATTGTAGACGCTTTATTATAATAGAGTGAATTTTATTTAAAATAAATTTTGTATTTTCGAAAGGTGTAACAATAAGTTGCACCTTTTTTTTATGCTTGAATTAAAAGAAATAGTTTTAAAAAGTGAGGTTTACAAAGAGGTTTGGCGTAAAAATACCAATTCTCAAGAATGGAAAAACGCGAATAAACTAAATATTCTTTTAACTGGAATAGGTCTAAACAAGCGGGCAAAATGTGAATGTATAGAAGATTTATTTATAATGCTGAAATTTACAAATATAAACGATAAAATTATGAGCGAAACAAGTAGACAATTTCACTTACATAAAGGTAAGGTCGTAACATCTTTTCAATGTGACACAATTACGGAACACTCAAGCGATGAGCAAATGATCGCAGCTTTAAAAGCTGTTCCCGCTTTGATTAAATTCTTTAAAAGAGTTCCTGAGAACTGGCGCGAGCTTTGCGACTTGTCGGACATTAAGAAAGCCTTAAAAGATAAAATTGAGGACGTCGGGGACTTCTTAACGATTGAAGATTTAAAAGTCCCTGAGTTAATCGCTATTTTAAAAGGTAAAGGCGTCGAATACCCAAAGAACCCAAAAAAGAGTTTATTAATTACTTTGGTTAAATTAAATTCATAAAATGGCAAAGATTAAAGCGACAGCCTTAAAAGTCGAAAAAAGAATAACCGCGCTTGAGGATAAGACGCTGGGAATTTTAAACTATGACTTTGATAATATTTACCCGCAACGTGTTGACGATATTACAAACGACAGCGGGACGGCCCAAGCTTGCTTAAAAACATTTATTAAATTTATAATGGGCAACGGGGCGACTGACTCCGATTTTTACAAAGCCCGTGTTAACGAAGATAATTTAACAGTCGATAAATTTATTCGTAAAATTTGCAATTCAAAGGGTCGTTTTGACTCAATCGCTATACATTTAAATTTTAACGGTTTAGGTCAACACGTAAGCGCAACGCCTATAAACTGGGAATATTGCCGCCTTGTTTCGCCTGAAAGTGTAAATGCTGGCAAAATTGCCATTTACGACGACTGGGGAAAAACAAAAAGAAAAACTTTTAAAAAAGAATTAATAGAATATATTGATCTTTACGACCCGGCGAAAATTGACGAACAAGTCAAAGAGGCGGGCGGCTGGGATAACTACAAAGGACAGGTTTATTTGTGGTCGGTAAACGGCGAAAATGAATATTCTTTAGCACCTTACGACGCTGTTTTAGAAGATATGCAAACAGAGGCGCAATTAAAGCGTTTTAAACATTCGACAAGCGCTAAAAACTTTCTCGCTTCTTATATTATGAGAGTCGGAAAAGATGAAAGCCCCGAAGCTGCGGAAAACGCTCAAGTGTTCGACGAGAATTTAAAACAATTTCAAGGAGGCGACGGAGCGGGAACTATTCTAGTCTTAGAAGAGGAAAACGGCGCGGAAAATATTAAACTTGAAAAAATAGAAATTCAAAACTATGATCGCCTTTATGAGTTTACAGAAAAAAGCGCTCAAGAAGCAATAAGAAAACAATTCTTTATCCCAGCGGTTTTGTTACTGGAAACATCGACGGGCTTTTCAAGTGACGAACTTTTAAACGCAAAGACTTATTATAACGACATTACAGCGGGAGACCGTTTGGTCATTGAGGAAATTTTAAAAGATATTTTCTCAAAATGGAGTTATCCAATTTGCCCGACTCAAGATTATAGTTTAATTCCTATACCCTCAACAAAACCAATAGAGGCGGTTTATTTACCTTATTACACAAAAAACGAAATAAGGGTTAAAAATGGCGACGCCCCAGCTGACGACGCAAAGAGCGACACGGTTTTACTGGCTGTCACTTTAGGCGTTGGGGGTACTCAAGCGCTTACGGCTATTTTATCGAGTATAGATTTAAGCGAAGAGCAGAAAAAAGGCTCAATGAAAGTTTTATTCGGGCTTAGCGAAGATCAAGCAAATCAAATGCTAGGAATAACAACAACCCCCGAACCTGTAACCCGTTAAGATATGGAAACTAAATTAATAACACTTTCGGACATTCGAGATTTTAAAGGAATTACTTTAAACGTAGCTCAAGAAAAAGAATTAAACCCTTTGATTTTAGAGGCTCAGGATTTTGATTTGCGCGCCTTTTTGGGTGACTCTTTTTATATTGCTTTAGTTGAGGACTTCGAAGCGTCGCCCTCTTTGGCTACTTATTCGGAACTTTGGAACGGTAAAAAATACACTTTCAATGGTTTGGATTATAAATTCGAAGGTTTACGCGCTGTTTTGGTTTATCACGCTTACGCTCGTTTCGTTTCAATGAATGGAATAACGTCAACGCCTACGGGTTTTGTGACTAAAACAACGCAATACAGCGAAAAAGCGGACGTTAGCCGTTTAATCACTCAAGCCCGAAGCGCTGCGAATGTACACGAAGAGAGGACACGTTTATTTTTAGATCGCAATTATTCAGATTTTCCACTTTGGAGGTATGCGGGGCGAACAACAAACTTTAACGGCGGTTTTAAAATGAGACAAATTTAATTTATTATGAATAGCGACAGTTTAATTTTACGCGAGCTTATAAATTCGCCACTTACTACAAAGAACGATTTTTTAACAAATGAGGACTTTGATAATAATAATATAAATATTTACAGCGACTTAGTGGCTCTTTGTGTAACGACTGGGGTTATTGCTTTTGACGAGTTTGAAACATACGACGACACGGTTTTAAATTATTCAACGTATAACGGTCGTTTGTATAATTATATCAATGCAAGCCCCTCAATAGGAGTGACACCGTCAACAGATGTTAACTATTGGATTGAGGTTTTCCCCGCTATTTTAGCACATAAAAAAAACGCCGACACCGTTTTAAACGAAGGGGGGGTTAATGAAGTAACAGCCGCAGAAATTAGGGCTTTTATTGACGCTGGATTAACAACAACAACAAACCTCGCTATAACAACAAAAACAGCGAACACGTTTTTATTAACAAGCTCGACGGGGGCAGACGTTACAATCCCCGAAGCGACAAGGTCAGAGGCTGGATTATTAAATGCAACCGACAAAGCGACTTTAGAACAAACAAGCGGAATAAACACAGGCGATCAATCGTTAATTAGTTTAGGAGCCGAAGCAACAGCGAACAAAGCAACAAGTTTTACAACTTTAAACGATGTTCTTTTTCCGACAGTTCAAGCCGTCGAGACTCAAATAGTCGCAAAAATTGACGCTTTAGTTAATGCAGCGCCCAGCGCTTTAGACACTTTAAACGAACTCGCTGCAGCTTTAGGGGATGACGCTAATTACGCGGCAACAATGACAAGCGCACTAGCAACAAAAGAAGCGACAGCAAACAAACAAAATTCTTTAGTTGTTGATGGAACAGGCGTTAAATTTCCAACGGTTGACGCTGTTAATTTAGCTATAAACGCCATACCTTCAGGCATTACAGTAGGCACAACAGCAATAACTTCAGGAACTACAAGACGAGTATTTTTTCAAGACGGTACGGTTGTAAGTCAATCAGCTAATTTAGTTTTCGATGCTTCAAGTCAGTTAGTAATCGGAGGGCATACGGGAGGGGCTAAACTTGACGTAAAAGCTGGAGGTGCTTTGAGTACTGATATAGTTCAACGTTGGAGAAATTCAGCGGATTCAGCTAATTTAGGAAAATTTACGGGTGATGGGGCTTTTACTATTGGAACGTACACAAATCCAAATACACAATTAAACATTCTTACTGGAAAATCTATTGGTATTTATGTAGATGCTTTAAAAGCAGTCTATGCTGTAGCTAATGCAGCAGGAACAGCTTATGGAATAGATGCGTTAGGTAGGTCAACAACTGTAGGGGCTACTTCTTACGGGGTGAAATCGATAACTGATGGAGGTGGTGCAACGGGAATTAATCACGCTGGTAATTTTTTAGCTTCTGGATCTGGAACTAACTATGCTGGTTATTTTGATACGTTTAATGGAACAACAAACTACGCTCTTTACGTTCAACGTGGGGACATGGTTTTTGGTGTTTCACCAACATTAAATAAAATAGGATTTTGGAATGCAACACCAATAGTTCAACCAACAACATCCATCGCAAGTGCAACACTAGCAAGTTTGGGAGGTACGGCATTGACCGACACAGATACTTTCGATGGTTATACATTAAAACAAATAGTGAAAGCATTAAGAAACGCAGGATTAATCGCATAAAATTTTAACTTTACAAATAAAAATATGGCAATTTTAATTAAATCAAACAAAGAAAAAAGTATCACAATTTTAGGTACAGAATTAAAACTAGATAGTATCTATGCACGTCTAGAATTTGCAGCGAGGGCAGACGGCAAAACGTTAGAAATAGCAGTAGCAACATACGCAAGTCGATTAACTTTCGATAGTAATCAACCTATATTTACAGATGTTCAGCAAGGTACATTGACCGTTGAATTGTTACCTACCGAACTTCAAGATATAAATTCAGCGAACAAATACGCTAGTTTAGCATTTGAACAATTGGGTTATACAGTAGAAGTAATTTAAAAAATTAAAAAGTTTTGTTAGTTTTGCCTAATGAAACCAACTCATATTTAATCATGGATAGTTTAGAAGTTCAACAAATTGCGCAACAAACAATGAACGGTAATTGGATTCCGTTTTCAATTGTTATTTTTTTGATAGGGATCATTTTAGTAATGATTATTAAAAACAACGACAAGAAACATCTAGAAACAAATGAGATGTTAAAGGAACTTGCAAAGAATAATAATTATCTTTCGAAAATGGTAGCCGTTCATAACTCAGAAATTGAGAACCTAAAAAAATAATTTAAAGCAAAACAAAATGAAATTAATCGACAAAATAAAAGCGAGAACCTCAAAAAGTAACCGTTTAAAGGGGCAAATTTCGACAGCTGTAGGTGTAACGTGTGCGACAATTCTAGGGCTGGGACTTGTAACAATTGCAAGCCCTGTTTTATTTGTAGCCTTAACCGTTGGCGGTGCAATCTTCGGGGGTAAAGCAGTACAAAGCGCTTTAAAAACTAAGCCATGACACAATTAACGACCGACCAGCTCAATAAAAAGTATGGCGTCCCGACACCTCAAGGCGCGGGGCTTGTTTCAATCAAACTACCTTACCCCTTTTTATACGACGGTAAAGAAGTCAAAACGATGCGTTGCCATAATATGGTAGCTGACGCCTTTTTAAACGTGTTTAACGACATTTTAAAGTATTACGGTATAGATAAGATTAATGAACTAGGGATAAATAAATACGGGGGTTGTTTTAACTACCGAATGATGAGGGGTTCAACAACTAAATTAAGCCGTCATTCATGGGGGGTTGCAATTGATTTAGATCCACAAAGAAATTTACTCAAAGAAAACCATACGACGGCGCGTTTTGCGCGTCCCGAATATAAACCAATGATTGACATTTTTTACAAGCATGGTTTTTTAAGTCTAGGTCGTGAACGGAATTACGACTGGATGCACTTTGAAATAGCACACTAAAAAATTAAATACTCGTTCGGGTTAGGTTCTCATAATTCCATATTTACCGAACGACAAAGCCTCATTATTAATTTAGTGAGGTTTTTTTTTGTATATTTGATTTATGAAGCGTCGGAACTTCTAAAAATATTATTCAAAATCTCATTATTAAAGGTTGTCCGACGCACCTTTTTTAATGGGATTTTTTTTTATTTATTAAAATGAGTGAAATTTGGAAAGATGTATTTGGCTACGAGTCAAAATATCAAATTAGTAATTTTGGAAAAGTACGATCGTTAATTTATGGAAAGAAAATTATTTTATCCCCAGCAAATATAAACGGATACAAACAAGTCGGGCTATCTTATAAAGGCAAAACAAACAAGTTTTATGTACACAGATTAGTATTGATAGCTTTTATTGAAAACACAGAAAACAAAAAAGAAGTAAATCATATTAACGGCGTTAAAAATGATAATAGAGTTTCTAATTTAGAATGGTGTACACCTAAAGAGAATATGAAACACAGAAACGACGTTTTAGGCTATAAACATTCACAGCAAACAAAAGACAAAATAGCCTTATCCTTATCAAAAAAAAGGTAATATCTAATATAATAAAGTCAAATCGTTAAAAACTTTCAACATCAAAACCCTTATAAACATTGAGTATTTGAATTAAATGTAAATTATTTTCATTTTTATTTGTTAAAAAGTATTGTGTATTAATTAAATAATATTACCTTTGAATATATCAAAACACAAAAAAATAGAAATTATGAAAGTGCAGCATATTATTTTAGTAAAAGCATTAAATCAATTAATTGATTTATACAATATTGAAACCCTTAATTTGAATTTTACAGAAGTTAGGGACTTTCAAAATTTTATTGAGGCTCAGGGCGTCGATATTGAAGCCGTTAATAATTTTATAAATACTGAAAAATAAAAATTATGAACTCAAAACACGAAATTATAACAGCAATTCACGAACAAAGACAACATAAAAGCGTTTCGGGAATATTCGGCGAGGCTATTTTAAACGCTTGCGAAAAAGCAATAAACGAGCCTTTAAATGTTAATCTTTTAAAAAGGATATTCGAAGCGGGCTTGTTTCTAATTGAAAGGATAAAAGATATTGAAGATCAAATGCAAACTACAGAGGACGGGCAAATTTTGCATGACTTAACCCGTGAGAGAACACGTTTAAATAATTCATTAACAACTTTAAAAAACGAATTATGAATTTATCTATTTCAAAGTTTCTAAATAGAGACATCAAACCGACAACAAAACAAAACGAATACAAGCCAAAAATTAAAATTCAGTCGACAGTTGACGAAGGTAAAGGCTTAACATTCAACGAAAAAACCGAACATATTTTTATCAATGAATTAAAATATAAAAGATGATCCTTGAAAAATTTTGCCCAGCGTGTAAAATAGTAAAACCTATTGATTTCTTTTACAATAACAAAGCCTCAAAAGACGGTAAGGTTAATAATTGTAAACTTTGCACAGCAATAAGGACACTCGAAATACAAAACCATAATTTTAAAAAAGCTCGTTATGTTTCAAAAAATAAACTCGCTATTTTGGTCGCTATTTCTGACTATCTTAATTTAAACTTTTTGAGCTTTGATAATTTTGTAATGCGCTGCCCTTACTCAGTCGAAGAGTTAATAGAAAAAAACCGAATACAAGACGTAAAAGAATGGCGTCAAATTGGAATTACTATAAAAGCTTTAGAGTATAATAATTGGACAGTTTCAGGCGAACACTTCGAAAGAAACCACGCAACGGCTATACATTCAGCAAAAGTAATTTTAAACGCCCTTGAGGGTTACAATAAAGACTTGAAAGATAAATTTATTTCGTGTTTCAATTTTGATATAGTCGATATTAAAAAAACGCTTGAGGCGGGATTAAACGAAATGATTTGTTTAACCGAACAAGAAAACCGATATTTTGATTTATTAAATAATTCGGTTACTTTTAACGAAGTAAAAACAATTTTTATTTAGTGGTTTATTGATAGGTTAAAAGGTCGGGCGTAAACTCGACCTTTTAGAATTAAAAAATAGAATTTATGAAAACATTAACTAAAACTTTTCACAGATATAACACGCAAAAGGTAAATTTTTTAAATTTTCCCGAGTCGGTTAATATCCACAATCTAAACTTTTACGGTTACTTAAAAAATAACCAAGTTAGCAAATATAAAGGGGTGACAATCTTTAATTTTGATACGATCTCTTTTTTAAGAACCTCACAAACTGGATTTATTCATTGTGTCGGTTTAATTGGTAAAATAACAACCGCTATAATTCTAAAAGAAAATGATTGAGACAAAAATTTATAAGACCTTAAAACCGATATTCTACAAAGGCGAATTATTAAAGGTCGGTCGATCATTCAGCGAAAGAGATTTTAGTAATAACGCGGTTTTGGAAAACCTAATTAAAAAGGAATATTTAATTTATTCTCATTCAATTAAAAGCGTTGATAATTCGCCTAAATGGAAAAAGCGCCTCGCTATTATTACAGGCGTTTGGAAACGTCCCGAAGTTTTCGAGTTATTCGCAAACGCAACAAACAAACTAAAACACGAAAATTTAGAAATCGTTGTAATCGTTGCGGGTTCTGAGGGTTTGGCTTCGCGTAAAATGGTCGAAGATAAAGGATTT